TACACCTTAGTATATGTATTAATTTTAACAGTATCATCTGCCAACTGGTGTTGCAGAATGTTAAGCAATTCCGATTTATGCGGATGTCTGTTTACATCGCGTAATAATTCCGCGTATCTAATTTGAAATGTTCTTTTATTCATTGTAAAAATCGAGAGGTTTAATATCATCAGGTTTTAAATGCCACATGCCTTCCATAGTGCATAGGACAATTTCCTTGTTTTCTTGCATACATTTGCGTACCTTGTTTTGTCCATGTCTGGCTGATTGATACACATATTCCCTTACTCTGCCCTTCTCATCAGTTTCCCTGATAATGCAGCAAACAGAGTCGGGTATCATATATCCATTTATTTTCCAGTCCATGAATTTACCTACGGGCATTGCAGGGAACCATTCGTCGGGCGATTGTTGTATAGCTCTCCAGTTATTAGGAAAGTAATCCTTTTTGTTCATTTCATTCTCCTTACATCTATGAGGTTGTACTTGTGTGTCTTACAAAAATCGAGTCCGTTATACGCTGCGTCCTCGTCCGTACTGGCTTTTACGAAATGCCAGCCTTCATCGGCATAATCTTTTATGCGATAAATCACTAAATAATGGTTCATGGGCAAGCCTGATGAGTGTGTACTACCTGTCCGATTTCGGGGGTTTACTGACTGTCAGGCGTAGTCGTGTGTGCTTTGCTCGTTTCCTTGCGGAACGTAAAGCTTGAGGTTTTAATGTTCTTTTCTGTTCTTTATTAGAGTGGTGTATATAATTAGGGACTTGCATTACAAGTAATTAATTTCTTTAAATTCTTCGAGATGTTTCTTTAACTTCGAGGGCTTTATTCTTACGTCCATGTACAGAACACAATGCTCTGCTGCTCTGCGTACTTGATCGTCGTCCCAATCTGGTTCAGCCTTGCGTATAGCTGCTGAGTAATTGAGTGTTTGCTTTACATCTATAGTCATAATTTTGTTACGTAATCAACTTTCTTTTTGTCGTGTATTGAATCAACTCTGCCAATCTTTCCAAATGTCAACGCCATTTCCTTGGCATGCTCTTCGTCCTTAGCTTCAAATCTGTAGAAATTAAATACAGTTTTGCTAGTCCTTACTTCGTATGATGGCATTAGTCTTTCTCCCATGGGTCATTGGTTACTTCTCCAACAACTGGGTCATAGAAGTCCTTGAGTCTTGCTTGAACAAGGTCAGGTCTACCTACCCAACTCACTCCTCCATTAGTTAAGTTCTTTTTATTTCCTACAACATGGGTGTAAGTCCTTGCTGTTCTTCTCTTAACTTGTGTTCCATCAGGGAATGTCGCTGTTAATATTCTTGTGCTCATAACAGCACCTCTTCTAATTCATCAATGTCTTCTTCTGTTAAGTTGTAATCAACTTTGCTGTACTTTGATCTGTCTCGTCCTTCTGTTAGAAGGGTCAAGAGGTTTTCGTATTGAGAGCTATTTAGTAGTGCATTTATATGTCGCATTTGTTTATCCTCGGTAATTGTGGTTCTGGTCTAAAAGCATGTTCAAGTAATTCAAACTTGAGTGCTTTGTCCTTCATTAATTGGAGTAATTGGACAATATCTTGAAAAGAAGTTGTGTCGTCTACGTCTGGGTCATAGCATTGAGCTATGTCATAGACCTTGTTAATTAGGGTGGTTTCAGTCATTAGTTAATTGCGGGATTCATTAATTCGTGTACATCTGCTGCATCCTTGCAGTCCATGAGGTTGGTGTACTCCTCATGTGAGGTGCTCATTTCTTTGAGCATGTCGAGGAGCTCTTCCTTGGTAAAGCGATCTATTGCATTGTCGCCACCAATGATGTCGCAGAGCTCTTCAAGAAATTCTCTGCTTGTCATTAGAAATCCTCTACGGTTAAATTGTTTACACTTTCTTGAACCTTATTAAGCATTGAGTCGTAGGCTTCCTTGTCTTGTACTTCTCTGCCCATAAGAGTTCTTGCGAGAGCGATGTGCTCGTCGAGATTAAGTTTGATAATTGGCATTAGTAACGCACCTCCAAAGCTGTAAGTCTGTCTTTGATATTGTTATTTAGTTGTGCATTTTCTAAGAGAATGTTGTATGCAACCTCGTATTTGTTTTCACTCTTATAACCTTTTACCTTGTCGCGTATCCATGGATACTTATGAATCTCCATGTATTCTGAATCATTGCAGATGTCACCTTGCTCAAAGTAAAATTCGTCATTCATTTCAGATGCGAAAATTAAATACTCGTTAATATGCTCGAAGTCATCACCTAGCCATTCATAGCCATTAGTCTCGACGTACTGATATAACGCGTCTACATCCATGTCTATGAGTTCTTGTAATAACTCTGGATTATTGACTGTCCATGTCACGTCCTTGAGGTATGGGAATGATTTGTAACCAAATGATATGCAGTCGTAAAACTTGTTATCTTCAGTAAACAAAGTAGATTCAGAAGGAGCTAACTCCATAGTTACTAGGACATAACGAATCCTTTGTTCTGACTGCAAGTAGAAGCCTTGATTGTTGTAGCCTTCTGTTGGTAGGTCAACGTCGCAAAACGCGTCCTTGATTTGTTGATCTGTGAATTTAGTTGTTGTCATGATTTGCACCTATTTTTAATTGCCTTCCTTAATACAGAAAGTGGTAGGTTTTCAATATTTAGTTCTCCATCATCAGTAATGATGTGTAAGCATTTGTATGTCTCGTGATAGTAAGCAGAAGCGTCCTTGAGAAAATACGTATGTGTGATGTCAGGTTGTAGCATTTGTCAGTAAACCCTTCTCTCAGTGAGAAGGAATTGGACATGGACGGAATCGAACCGTCCTTGTGTTCGGAGTCACAACAGCCATGTGTCCTTGTGTCCTTGCATACGCACGTGTATACGTCCTTGCGTCCTTGTGATAAGTAAGTGCGTGCGTGCGTCTGGGCACACGATGAGTGTGCACTAATGAGTGTGCGTCATGAGTGTGGTATATGAGTGTGCGACCATGAGTGTGCTAAATATAAATTAAGGGGATATATAGTCCCCATTAATTATACTTAGGTGCATAGATTAGCTACGTAATTTATTATTTACTAGCTTTTCTCTAGCTCCATGTGATAGGAATATAACAGTTTGAGATCGCTTACTATAACTGCATAGTTTACAGTTACTACATGATACTTTTTCATGTAATTGTGCCGGGCAAACTACAGTTTTGTGACCGGCTGGCGTATGTGTGGGCACGTCCTCGTCCGAGGGGTGTACACATACAGCGGGCAACCCGAGAGCGCGGGCATCGTCGCTTTGCTCGAGACTCTCGCATGAAGCATTGATAGTAAATCCATTGGCATTACTGTATTTCAAAGCTTCCAAGTTGTGAG